TCGATCGTGTGGGCGTGCGTGCCGTTGGTGGCGATGTCGCCGCTCGACATCTGGGCAGCGGTCTTGGATGCCTCGAGGCTATTCATCGTGCAAGTCTCCTATAGGTCAGGCTGAGGTCTTGAGAGCCACCATCGGGCCAGCTTCGCTGGTGTCGCCGAGCGAGTGGAAATTCACATCGGCCCGAAGCGTGGCGTACCAGGCGGTCTGATCGAACCGGGCGTACTCGTCGACGGTGCTGCGGACAGCCACCGCACTCCGCACGCCGTAGATGCCGGCCAGGGCCGCGTCGCCCACAAGCACCTTGACCGTCGAGGCGTCGGTGCCGAGGGTGTTGTTCATCACCAGCGTCTGCACCACCGGCAGACCGAGGAATCGCGGCAGGCCGCCAGCCGACAGGTCGCCGGAGGTGTTGCCACCGCTGGCCAACTGCAGCCGCTCAATCGATGCGGCGTAGCCAGCCGGCGAGCTGTACCAGGCCGCACCGCCAAGGGCGTAGCGAGGCAGCCGGCCCATCGCCTTCTGGAAGTCGGCCAGGTCGAGCTCCTCAAAGCTGTCGTTGTTTGCGGCGGCGGTCACCACGCTCTGCGTGTGGTTGCCGTCGTCAATCTTCGTCACGATTCCTTGGATGCCGCCGTAGGTGCTGGTGCCGTCACCGTTAAAGGCGGCCTCGTCGATCTTCTTGGCGAGCTCGAGCGAGAACTCCTGCACCAGCCAGTCGGCGACGCTGATGATGGAGTCCTCAAGCAGCTCGTTGGCAACGCGAGTGCCAACCGCCAGCTTCTTGGCGACCAGCTGCACCTGCGTTCCGGTCGGGTCGCTGGTGGTGATCTCGCTGTTTTCGCCGATCCAGTAGCCGGTCACGCCGGTCAGCCGCTTCGGCACGAGCAGCGTGTCCGACGACATCGGCACATTCTGCAGGGCAGAAGGAGCGACGCCGTAGGTTTCAACGAGCCGGATAACTTGGCTCGACATTTCCTCTGGCACCGCAAAGCCGCCAGCGGCCATCGTGCTTTCGCCCATCGCCCGGCTTTCGACGCCGTGATCCTGGCACCAGCGGCGAGCGTCGGCGTCGCCGAGGCAGTAGCCAGCAAGCCACTTGCCCACGCGGTAGGCCGCCTCGGGGTCGGTGAACGCACGCAGCCGGCCGGAGTAGCGGACAGGCTCAATGCGGGCGACCTCGCGGGTTTCGGCCTCGGCCGGCTCGGGAGCCGGCGTGCAGCGGTCGACCACGCTGCGGAGGGTGCTGCCGGCGGCCGCCACCTTGCTCTCAAAGTCGAGCTTGGCTGACACAGCGTCCGCCTTCTCAACCAGGCCCTTGAGTTCCATGTCGCGGGCGGCGATGTCGGCGTCGCTCTCGGCCTCCACGGCTCGCACGGCGTCGATCCGGGTGGCCAGCTCGGCGGCCTCGTCCTGCAGCTTCTTCAGCGTGTCCATGTGCATCTCCTAGCAGCGGCGACATGCCGCGTGTGCGTTAGGGTCAAACTAGGACACGCGAGGCGGAGTCTTGCAGAGCTGCACCGCAGAAAGTGTTGTTTTTACAAACACAGTGCCGCGGGCTCCGCACTTTGGGCAGCGAACATACCGCTGCCGCTCCTCGCCAACTGGCCGGCTGGAGCGGCACACCATGCGTTCGCCGCACTTGCATCGAGCGTATTCAGCCACGCAGCTTGAGCCTCAAAAGACTGGCAACAGCACCCGCCACCCCCAGCATCGCAGGCACCGCAACAGAACGCTGCTCGGCAGCCGGCTCCTGCTCGGCAAGCCAGGCCTCGTAGCTGCGAAGTGCCACCGCGGCGGTGGTCGCTGAATAGGCAGGATTCACGACCGGGCCCATCTCGTACAGGTCGGCCTCGCGGACCTCGCGGATCGCCTTGCCGCCCTCGGTCGTGAACGACTCGCCGCCGACGCCGACAGAGAAGGCAAAACTACTGCCGCGGATGTCGCGACGCTGGATGAGCTCAAGGACGTCAGCCCGGCTGGCCGGCGGGGTCACCACGTAGCCCACGCCCTTGGCGTCTGCGAAGACCTCTAAGGTGCCACTCGACTCGCGGCCCAACAATAGGTTGGGGTCGTGGTTGAAGTAGCTCACGAGGTCACGCCGGCCCTTCTGCTTGGCAAGCATGGCATCGAAAGCACCCGGCAGGATACGCTCGCGGAACCCGCCGAGGTCGACGCTCAGCCGGTTGTAGACCACCGCATACCCGCGGATCGCGGGCGTGCCGCCGGCTCGCTCCTCAATCACCAGCTCGTCGTCGGCCTCAAAGGCCACCGTCCTCGTCTCAATCTCCATCGGCCTCGTCCTCCTGGTTCTCGGTTGGCTGTGGTTCTGGTGCTGGCTCGGGCTGCGGCGGGGCAGGGGCCGGCTCGGGCTGCGGCTCTGCGGCCGCATCTTCCAGCGTCGTCATATTCATCGGGACAAAGTGCTGGTCACCCTCGGGCCCGATGGGATTCAGGTTTTCGAGCTCACGCACTTCGTTGATCGTCATCCACCCATTCTGCAGGGCCGAGACGTAGTAGGCCGAGCGACTCGCGTGGTCGCCACGCATCAGGCCACTCACGCTGTGCTCCGCGAAAAACCGCTCGTCGTCGACAATGAGATCGCGGCTGATTGCCGCTTCCCACCGCTTGAGGTGCGGCAGCAGGCAATGCTGCACAAACTCAGTGCCCTGCACCTCGATGTTGCTGTAGGTGCTGCGAGTCAGATCCTGAATCATGTGCGGCGGCACCCGGAACGCTCGGCAAATCTCGATGACTTGATATTGCCGAGTTTCAAGAAACTGCGCGGCCTCGTTGCTGCCGCTGAGCTCGTGGGCCTTCACGCCGTTGGGTAGCACGCACGTGCGGAAAGCACGATCGGGCCCGCGGTGGATGCGTTCCCAGTTCTGCCGCAGGCTTTCGGCGGCCTCGACCGGAATGGGGTTATCGCTCTCAAGGATCACGCCTGGCCGGGCACCATTGCCGAAATACGTGCTGCCGTGAGCCTCCAGGGCTTGCGCCAGGCCGATTGCGTTCTGAAACAACCTATAGGTGGGCAGCGGCCGCACGCCGTCCTCAGTCGTAAAGCGGAGGCAGAAGATCTGCTCCTGTCGGTAGACGGTCTGCTGGCCGCTCGGCTCGCGGTAGAGGTAGCGGACGCTGCCATCCTCGAGCCGCTCGACCTCCATCCGGCTGGAGTGCAGCGGCCACAGCTCGGAGATGGCACCGCGGGCACCAGGCCGGATCTCGGCGTAGCTCGCGCCATAGTGCAGGTACATTCCGGTCATCCAGTCGCGAAACTCCTGCGCGGTCTGCCAGGGATTCGGCTGCATGTGCAGCAAGCGATAGACCGGATGAGCCGGCACGCGGACCTTGCCGCCAGACTCAAGCCGCTCGTAAAGGTGCAGCGGCAGCGAGCTCACCGCGTCGGAGATTACGCGGATGCAGGCGGTGTAGGCACTGCAGGCCATCGAGCTATCGGCAGTGACGCGGATTCCCGATGGCGTGCGGCTCGAGCCGGACCAGTCCACGCTCCGCAGGTCATACATCCGAAAATCGCTGACGTCGGTGCTCACAGTTCGATGATGTCCCAGTTTTGCTTCGGTGGCGGTGCGGTTGCTGTGGCGTGGATGCCGATCGCCATGACCAGGGCCACGATGCCGTCGACTCGCTCGGTGCTTTTCGCCTTGCTCGGTTTAATGTTGTCGGCGTGGTCCTGCTGGATAGCGACGTTGCCAGCCTGCCAGTCCAGCACCGGGTTGTTGTGCCGCAGCTTGCCGCTCATCACCAACGCCTCAAGCTGCTTGGCCGGGGCAGACATCGAGCCATAACCCTGCCCAAAACCTACGACATCGAGCCCGTCTCCTTGCAGTTGGGTCGCCAACTGCGTTGCATTCCAGCGGTCAATCGCTATTTGCCTTATGTTATAACGTGTTGCAACATCATTGATGTCGGCCCTGATCTGGTCGAAGTCTGTCACGTTGCCATGCGTCACGTGCAAATGGCCTTGCTTGGCCCACGTGTCGTATCCCACTTGGTCACGCCGCACCCGCTGCTGCATGTTTTCCTCGGGGATCCAGAAATGCGGCTCGGCCCACAGCGTGCCATCCTCCAGCGGAAAAACTAGGCAGAGGCAGGTAGTGTCAAAGGTCGTCGCAAGGTCGAGGCCACCGAAGCACTCCCGGCCTCGCAGGTCGACCTCGCACGGGCCGCTGCCCTGCATCCACTTGTCCATCGGCAGCCAGCGGGTGTCCTGCTCCGTCCACTGGTTGAGGTACAGCTGGCGGAACGTGTTTTCGTACCGCGGCATCTCGACTGCCCGAGCACACTCGCTTTTGAGAAACTCGAGCCTCACGCTTACGCCGAGGTTTGGATTTGCGTGGGCCCACGTCGCTTCATCTTTCCAGTCAGCCTCGGCCGGCGCAGCATAGATCGCCGGCAGAAACGTCGGGTCTGTCACCACACCATCGCGGACAGACTCGGCATACTTCCAGATTTCCCAGCAGATGGTCTTGCGGTCGTAGCCGGCTGTGGTCAACGCTACCGTCAGCGGCTGCCGCCTGGCCCCTTGGCTGGAGAGCATCACCTCCCACATCTCGCGGTTACTCACATGGAGCTCGTCGAAGATCACGCCATGTGCTGACAGCCCATGCTGGATGCCGGCCTCCGCAGAGAGTGCCTTGTACGTCCCATGCGTCGCCTCGCGGACGATCGCGTTGCGATAGACCTTGAGGTGGCGGGACAACGCCGGCGACTGCTCGACCGCGATGCGGGCCATGTCAAAGACCAGGCGGGCCTGATCCCGCGAGGCCGCGCAGCTGTAGACCTCGCAGCCCGGCTCGTTTTCCATGAGCAGCCGCAGCGCGATGCCGGCACACAACGACGACTTGCCATTCTTCCGGGGCAGTGCCAGCAGGCTCGTGCGGATCTGACGCTGGCCGTCACGCTCGGCAAAGAGTGCCCGCACGTAGTTGCGTTGCCAAGGCTGCAGCGTGAAAGGCTGGCCGCCGAGCTCGCCCTTGGCGTGCGTGAAGATCCGCTCGAAGAACGCGACCGCTCGGCATGATGCACAGCGGCAATCAGCCGAACAGGATGGAGTCGCTGCCGTCGTCGGCCGCCGGCTGCTCGACGTGCAGCGACGCCCGCGCCGCCGGCGAGAGCCCGAAGTCTTGCTCGAGCTGTCGGAGTTGCGTCGCGAGTTTGTGGGCAATGCTGACCTCCGGCCGCTGAGCGATGTATTTCACCTCGCCGCCATCGTTCAGTATGGGGTAAGTGTCACCCTCTTTTTTGAGCGTGGCACGCGTGGCAAGCCACCACTCGTAGGTGTCGCAGTAGCGGGCCAAGGCCTCGACGTCTGCGTCGGTCATCAACCGCACCGCCTCAAGCAGCGGCAGCAGCTGCCGCCATTTGCGGGCGGCGACCTTGCCGAGATGCTTGGGCATTACGTGATTGCCAGCCGGCGGCTTCGGCTCGTCGGCCCGAGGCTTGGCGGTGCCGCGGGCGATTCGCAGCTGGCTCGGCGTTTTTGGCGGTCCGCGTTTGCCCACGACCTACCCCCATGAGAAAACTACACGCTGCCTACACACACA